CCCTTGCGGCTCTGCGTGCTCTGGTCATTCAATCCCTTGTCCAGGTGGTGATTGACCCTGAAGCAAAGCAGGCAACAAAAGTGGCGGCAGCTAAAGTGCTCGGGACAGTTACCGAAGTAGCGGCATTCACAGAACGCAAAGAGATAACGACAATCAAGCACAGCGCGGATGCACGAGCCCAAGTGCTGGAGCAGATTCGCTCAATCATGCGGGCTCAGTCAATCGACGCAGTGGACGTTGACGCTGATTCTCTACTCGCAGAGCTTGCGCCCGCCGACCCCCACCCACCCGCCACCCCCCCAAATGCCAGCGAGGAGTCCCTGCATAACATACATACTATTCCACACGAAGCACCACAAGATTTTTCCCAACCATTAGATGCTCAAAATCCAGATGACCCCCCCTTATCTTCCTAAACAAAAAGGGGTGGGGGGTATATAAAATTTGGAAACACGTTCCTTGCCATTTTCACAATTATTCCGAGTGGTAACGTTACCAGATGACACCTAAATTCTAGGAAGTACGTCTAAACAGTTGATTTATAACGGCTTTTTCGGAAATGGAAACGTAAAAAATGGGTGATTTTGGAGCAAAGTAGCGTTGGTTTTCACAAGAATAGTAATTTTGACAAGGATTGACATGGGAATAGTACGTGTTGGGGTTGAGATAAACAAGAGGATGACGCAAAAGCTGGCGGATTTGACGTATGAACAGTGTATGGAGAAAGATATGAGCCCCGGACAGAGTGAAGTGTTCTTAATTATTGATGAGTGGTGGAAGAAGTTTGGGTACTCGCCGTCTTTGAGGGAGATTGCGTACCAGAGGAACAAGACTGGGTTGGGGAATACGAAGCGGATTGTGGATAACTTGGTGGAATTAGGGGTTGTGAAGAGATTGAAGGGCAAGGGAAGGACGGTTAGGCCGGTATATATCAACTTTAGGACTATCCAATGAACGTGCATTTCTCTAGTGAGACAGACTTGTGGGCAACACCTATGAGTTTTTTTAAAAAGTACGATGCCTTATACGGCTTTGAGTTGGATGTTTGCGCCAGTGTTGACAATGCAAAATGTAAGCGATACTTTACAAAAGAAGACGATGGCTTGAAGCAGGAATGGACTGGGGTTTGCTGGATGAACCCTCCTTATGGGCGAGAGATTGGTTTATGGATGAAGAAAGCTTGGGAATCTGAAGCAACTGTTGTATGTCTTGTCCCGGCGAGGACGGATACAAAGTGGTGGCACGACTACGCTATAAAGGGCGAGATTGAGTTTATCCGTGGGCGGCTTAAATTTGGGAATGCAAAGAACTCTGCTCCTTTCCCGTCGGCTGTGGTTGTATATAGAGGCAACAAATGAAGTTAGAAGACTTGATAGACAAGTTAGAGCCCGCTGAGTACGAGAAGTTCATGGCGGATGTGATGGAGTACAAGGGTGCTTTGTCGCGGGAGTTGGCTCAGAAGTCTTTTATGGAGTACGTCAAAATAATGTGGCCCGGATTTATCCACGGGCGGCACCACGCCGTGATGGCAAAAAAATTCGAGGCTATCGCCGATGGCAGTTTGAAGAGACTAATCATCAATATGCCTCCACGGCACACGAAATCTGAGTTTGCCTCCTATTTACTGACATCTTGGTTCTTAGGGAAGTACCCTGATAAGAAGGTGATTCAGTCTTCCAATACGGCGGATCTGGCTGTGGGATTTGGACGTAAGGTTAGAAACTTGGTTGGGTCAGAGGCTTACGCTAAGGTATTCCCGAACGTAAGCTTGCGGCAAGATAGTAAAGCGGCGGGTAGGTGGGCGACTAATCAGAACGGGGAATACTTTGCTATCGGCGTAGGAGGTACGGTTACCGGTAAGGGCGCGGACTTACTTATCATTGACGACCCACATTCAGAACAGGAGGCAGCTTTAGCGTCTGGGGATCCGTCTGTATTTGACAAAGTGTATGAGTGGTATACCTCTGGGCCGCGTCAACGTTTGCAGCCGGGTGGGGCAATTGTTATCGTAATGACTCGCTGGGGGGAAAGAGATCTTACCGGCAGAGTTATCAAAGATGCCATGCTTCGGGACAAAGGGGAAGAGTGGGAAGTCATTGAATTTCCTGCGATTATGCCTTCTGGTAAACCCTTATGGCCTGAATTCTGGTCGGCTAAAGAGTTGGAAGCTTTAAGGGACGAACTACCCCCGGCTAAATGGTACGCGCAGTATCAACAAACTCCTACTGGCGAAGAAGGAGCTTTGGTCAAAAGGGAATGGTGGAAGATATGGAAAACAGAAAGACCGCCGGATTGTGACTTTATTATTCAGTCTTGGGATACGGCGTTTACAAAAAACGAGAGGTCTGACTATTCCGCCTGCACTACTTGGGGTGTGTTTAGGATGGACGACGACCCTAATAACATACACATTATCCTGTTGGATGCCTTCCAAAAACGGATGGAATTCCCAGAACTAAAAGCCAAGGCTCTTGTAATGTATCAAGATTGGGAGCCTGATGCTTGTATCATTGAGGCCAAAGCTGCTGGGGCTCCTCTGGTATTTGAGCTTAGACAAATGGGAATAATGGTGTCAGAATACACGCCTACCCGTGGCAATGATAAGTTTGTGCGTATCAACTCCATTACTGATTTATTTAGTAGTGGTAAAGTGTGGGCTCCTGAAACAAGGTGGGCCTCAGAGGTGATTGAGCAAATGGCAGCTTTCCCCAATGGGGATCACGATGACTTGGTGGACTCGTCAACACAGGCGCTAATTAGGTTTAGAAAAGGTGGCTTTATCCGTCTGGACTCAGATGAAAAAGAAGAGATAAAAAGTTTCCGCCGCAAGAACACTTACTATTAAGGAATATATATGGCAACCAACAGCATGGCCCCTTCCCTGTATCAAGCGCCTATGGGTATTGGAGATTTAAATGAAGATGCTATTGAGATTGAAGTAGAAAATCCTGATAGCGTAAAAATTAATACTGGGGATATGGAGATTGAAATTCTTCCTCATGCAGAAGGTGACTTTGACGAAAACTTAGCTAAAGCAATGGATGAGAGCGAGTTGCAAAAACTTGGCTCTGAGCTTATTGATTTAGTTGAAGCTGATATTCAATCCCGCAAAGACTGGGTTGAGATGTACGTTAAGGGACTAGAAGTTCTTGGCATGAACTACGAAGAACGGACAGAGCCGTGGAATGGCGCTTGCGGTGTGTTCTCTACCATCCTGACTGAAGCAGCTATCCGGTTCCAGTCGGAAACAATTACAGAAAGCTTCCCGGCACAAGACCCGGTTAAGACACAGATTATTGGCGATGACAACCAAGAAACTGTAGCAGCGGCAGAACGTGTACGTGAGGACATGAACTACCAACTAACAGATGTAATGACCGAATATCGGCCTGAGCATGAGCGTCTGTTATACAACTTGGGACTAGCTGGCGCGGCGTTTAAGAAAGTCTACTTCGACCCTGCTTTGAATCGCCAGACGGCAATGTTTATTCCTGCCGAAGACCTAATCATTCCATATGGCGCTTCTAGTGCTAATACAGCAGAACGTGTTACGCACTTAATGCGTAAGACTAAAAATGATATACGCCACTTGCAAGTTGCAGGTTTTTATCGGGAAATTGATCTTGGTGAACCTGACAATACCCATACTGACGTAGAAAAGAAAAAAGCCGAAGGCCAAGGTTATTCTTTAACTGACGATGACCGCTACCAGATTTATGAAATCCATGTTGATTACGACATGCCGGGGTACGAAGATAAAGATGGAGTTGCCCGTCCTTATGTAGTTACCATTGACCGCAGCACTACTGATATTCTTGCTATCCGCCGTAACTGGGAAGAGGATGACAAGACAAAACAAAAGCGCCAACACTTTGTACAGTACACCTATGTACCCGGCTTTGGTGCTTATGGCTTAGGACTGATTCACCTAATTGGTGGATATGCACGCGCTGGCACTTCTTTGATTCGCCAGTTGGTAGATGCTGGCACGCTGAGCAATTTGCCCGGTGGCATGAAAGCCCGTGGGCTTAGAGTAAAGGGTGACGATACACCTATCGCGCCGGGAGAGTTTCGGGATGTTGATGTTGCGTCTGGGTCAATCCGCGACAACATCATGCCGCTTCCATACAAAGAGCCAAGCCAAGTTTTGCTGGCCCTGCTCAATCAGATTACAGAAGAAGGCCGTCGCCTTGGTTCAATAGCTGATATTCAAGTTAGCGACATGGGTGCAAATGCTCCTGTTGGAACTACGCTGGCATTGTTGGAACGACAATTAAAAACAATGAGCGCCGTGCAAGCGCGTGTTCATTATTCTATGAAGCAGGAATTCAGACTGCTCAAAGAATTAATCCGCGACCATACACCAGAAGAGTACAGCTACAAACCTGAAGGCGGAAACCGCAAAGCCAAGCAGGCGGACTATGACTTGGTTGAGATTATTCCGGTCAGCGATCCTAATAGCACCACGATGGCGCAAAGGATTATGCAGTATCAGGCAGTTACCCAACTGTCTGCTCAAGCTCCTAACATCTATGACTTGCCGTATTTGCATCGCCAGATGATTGAAGTACTAGGAGTTAAAAACGCTGACAAGATTGTTCCAATAGAGGATGACCAAAAACCGCGTGATCCTATTAGTGAGAACATGGCTTTCTTAAAAGGAAAACCTACCAAGGCATTTATCTATCAAGATCACGAAGCTCACATTGCGGTGCATTCGACGTTCATGCAAGACCCAATGATTGCAGCACAGATAGGCCAAAACCCTATGGCCCAACAAATGCAGTCAGCAATACAAGCTCACATTGCAGAACATCTTGGCTTCTTATATAGGACAAAGATTGAAGAACGCCTTGGCGCTCCTATGCCTAAGCCTGATGTTGAGCTTCCGCCAGAACTGGAAATTGAATTGTCTCGCGCCGTGGCACAAGCATCACAGCAGTTATTGCAGATAAACAAGTCCCAAGCGGCTCAAGCACAAGCCCAGCAGCAGATGCAAGATCCAATTATCCAGATGCAGATGCAAGAACTTCAGATTAAGAAACAGAAGACCGATGCAGATGTTAGGAAAATCGAAGCTGATATTAATCTGGCTCAAGCCCGCTTAGCTTTGGACGCGGACAAGAACGGAATTAGCCCAATGCAGATTGAACAAGAAGCCATGCAGGCTGAGCAGATGCATCAACAACAACTTCAGATTAATGCTCAGAAAGCACAACAAGCCCAAGCTGCACAGCAACAAGCTCAACAACAACAGGCTCAGCTACATCAGCAAGGCATGATGCATAAAGATCAACTTCAGCAACAGAAACTAACCCCCGGAGGTATGTAATGGACGCAATGAGTTCTTTAATTAAAGATATAGATGATGATATACAGCAGTTAACTCAAGTAATATCTGCTGGGGCAGCTTCTGATTTTGCAGAATATAAATACTTATCTGGTCAGATATTAGGATTAACTAAATGTTTATACTATGTAAAAGACATGGAGAAACGTTTACAACAATCGGATAGTTAGGTTTGGATGGGTTTATCTGGGGTTACCCGCCGAAATACGCTCAAACCCCATGCGTGCAAGGAAAATAAATGAATGACTTTAATGTTGCTGCGGTAGATTTATCTGGGGTATTAAATACTACACCAGAAGAAAAAGCCAGACAGGTTCCGGATCCATCTACATATTACATATTGTGTATGATTCCAAAGGCCGAAGAAGAAATTGGTGAGTCTGGGTTAGTAAAAACAGCACAAATGATGCATCACGAGGAGCTTTTATCCCCCGTGTTATTTGTGGCAAAAATGGGGCCAGACGCCTACAAAGACGAGAAACGATTTCCTAGCGGCCCTAGCTGCAAGGTAGGAGATTTCATTCTTACTCGACCCAATACTGGTACCCGGATGAAAATCCACGGCACTGAGTGGCGGTTAATTCATGACGAGTCTGTAGAAGCAGTTGTGCAAGACCCGCGTGGAATTCAACGTCCTTAAGGAGTCATCATGGATACAATTACAGACAATGTTGAAGTTGAAGGTATTACTGCGGATTATATTTGGTACAACGCTAAACTTTTAACTGACAAAATGAGTTTTTGGGGTCATGACTTTAGTAAATTAATTAAAGTTATGGAAGCCCGTCATAAAGAACATCTCAAAATGATTGCTGATTTGTTGGCTGAACGTGCTGCATTAAAAAGAGAATTAAATTCTTTAAAAACACCAACTAAGGAATAATTATGGCTGAAAAAACTGAATTTGAATTTCCAGATGAAGTAGAAGCTAAAAATCCACGAGAGGGTGGAAAGGTAGTATCTACTGAAGAAGAAATTGAAGTTGTTGACGATACTCCTGCGGCTGACAGACATCGTACTCCGATGAAAGAAGCTCCCGCTCCGGTGACGGACGAGGAATTATCTAAATACACCGACCAAAAACTTAAAGACCGACTATCTCATATTAACAAGGGATATCACGAAGAGCGCCGTGCAAAAGAAATGGCAATCCGTGAGCGGGAAGAAGCTTTGCGTATGGCTGAAGCAGTTGTAGAAGAGAACAAACGACTACAAGGATCTTTGGCTACTAACCAAACTGCTTTATTGGAACAAGCCAAAAAAGTGGTGGAGTCTGAGATTGATTCTGCTCAACGAGAGTACAAGGAAGCTTATGAATCCGGTGATACTGACCGGCTAATTAAGGCGCAATCAAAGTTAACTACTGCTGCAATCCGTGCAGATAAGGTAAATAATTTTAAGCCCGCCCCTTTACAGCCTCAGAAAAATGTAGTACAAACGCAACAACCTGCCCCACAAGAGTCGATTCACCCTGATACTCAGGAATGGATAGATAGAAATCCTTGGTGGGGCAAAAAAACTGGTATGACCGCATATGCAGTAACATTCCATGAAGATGTACTGAATGCAGGCATTCAAAACGGCAGCAAAGAATACTTTGACGCCATTGATAAGGAAATGAGAACAAGGTTCCCTGAGTCATTTGCAGAGGAACCCGCTGATGCGAAACCATCTCAGCGACAGAAATCAAATGTTGTAGCACCGGCATCACGTAGTACAGCGCCTAAAAAAATCGTACTTACGCAAACGCAGGTAAATATCGCCAAGCGGCTTGGGGTTCCTTTGGAACTTTATGCTCGTAAGGTTGCTGAAGAAATGAGGAAACAAGCATGACTGAACAAATTCGCAAAAGTAGAGAACTCGATACTCGTGAGGCTACCGCCCGTCCTACGCGCTGGAAACCTCCACAGCTTCTCCCCGATCCCAAGCCGGAACCGGGGTATGCGTTTCGCTGGATTCGTGTCGCTACCTTAGGCAAAGATGATCCGACTAACTTGAATTCAAAGCTTCAGGAAGGCTGGGAGCCCGTAAAAGCATCTGACCATCCCGAGATTCGATTGTTTGGTTCGTCCAATAAGGACTTCCCGGGCAACATCGTTACCGGCGGTTTGATTCTTTGCAAATCCCCAGTAGAGTTTGTCGAGCAACGTGATGAGTATTTCCGTAGCCAATCGGAAAGCCAAATGAACTCGGTAGACAATACTTTCATGCGTGAAAGCAACCCCAAGATGCCTTTGTTTAAAGAACGAAGCTCTAGCGTTACTTTCGGTAAAGGTATTTAACTTTTTTAGGAGTCCTTAAATGGCTTATCCATCTGTCGATGCGGCTTACGGTTACAAACCCGTAAACCTAATTGGCGGTCAAGTGTTTGCTGGATCAACTCGGAATCTCCCTGTCCAGTACAACTACGGTACCGCTATGTACTACGGTGATTTAGTCACCCTTTCGGCTGGTTATGTTGTGATTGCAACTTACCCTGTTAGCACAACCAACACTACTGTTGGCGTGTTCTTGGGCTGCTATTACACAAACCCAACCACCAAGCAACGTCAATTTGCTCAGTACTATCCCGGCAACGTCCTTGCTGGCGACATTACCGCAATCATTGGCGATGACCCTGACCAAGTTATGCGTGTTGCAGTAACTACCGGCGCGTCCGCTACTACCATTGGATCGGCTTCGTCGATTCTGGTTGGCGTAAACATGGCTGGTAACACTCTGACTGGTTCTGCTTCCACTGGTAACGGTGCAGGCGCTGTTGTTGCAGCTTCGGCTACGACTTCTGGCGGCGGCTTCCGTGTCCTCAATCTGGTTCCTGATACCCAAATTAGCTCTTCTGCCACTTATGTGTCGGGCGGCGCTCCTTCGGCAACTTCGGTTGTTGTATCTGGCCTGACTGTTGGACAAGTATTGCCTGTCGGTACTGATGTGTTCAACTTGGTAAACGGTCAACTGCAATTCACTGGCGCTACGCTAAGTGCTGCATCGACTGTAACTACCACTGGTAATACGACCCTGACGGTTACTGCGGTTGCGACCCAAGTTGCTGGCACTGTTGTATTGGTTCAAAGTCCCGAAGTGTTGGTTAAGTTCAACTTCGGCGCTCATCGCTACTACGTAGCATAAGGAGTAACTTAAAATGGCTATTTCACGCGCACAGCTACTTAAAGAGTTGCTCCCCGGTCTGAATGCATTGTTCGGTCTGGAGTATGCCAAATACGGCGAAGAGCACAAAGAAATCTACGAAACCGAGACATCGGAGCGTAGCTTTGAAGAAGAAACGAAACTGTCGGGCTTTTCCGCTGCACCAGTCAAAAACGAGGGTTCTGCCATCGCTTATGACAATGCACAAGAAGCATGGACTGCTCGTTACAACCATGAAACCATCGCCCTTGGCTTCTCCATCACGGAAGAAGCTGTGGAAGATAACTTGTATGACTCGCTGTCTGCTCGTTACACCAAGGCACTGGCTCGTGGTATGGCTTACACCAAGCAAGTTAAAGCGGCTTTTGTATTGAACAATGCGTTCAGTTCAGCGGTTGTTTACGGCGACGGTGTATCCCTGTGTAACACAGCGCATCCGCTGGTTTCTGGTGGCACCAACAGCAATCGTCCTTCCACTGGCGCTGACTTGAATGAGACTTCGTTGGAAAACGCAGTTATTCAGATCGCCGCTTGGACAGATGAGCGCGGTTTGCTGATCGCAGCTAAGCCAGTCAAATTGGTTGTTCCTCCGTCCCTGATGTTCGTTGCTACCCGTCTGTTGGAAACCAGCCTGCGTGTTGGTACTACCGACAACGATATCAACGCACTGAAGAACAACGGTTCGATTCCCGGTGGCTACACTGTTAACCACTTCTTGACCGACACTAATGGCTGGTTCCTGACCACTGACGTACCTAACGGTCTGAAGCACTTTGTGCGTACACCGCTGGCTAACTCGATGGATGGAGACTTCGACACCGGAAACGTCCGTTACAAAGCACGTGAGCGTTACAGCTTCGGCGTGTCTGACCCTCTGGGTATCTTCGGATCTCCCGGTTCGGCATAAGTTGGGGTTTACCCTTACTAAGAAAGGCTCCTTCGGGGGCCTTTTTTTATTTGCACAACAGTTTAAAACTGTGATATATTGCGACTAATCCGGGCTTTCCGGTGCATCAAACTGTCCCGGCAGACGACATACCGATTGATGTACCTAACTTGTATGTAAGGATATCTATCATGGGATTCGCAACTCATCTCGGCCCTTGGCTGCTCGGCACTGTTAAAAACACCACCGGCACTACCGTTGGCACCATTGAAAACTGCGGCGCAACCGTTGTCTCCCAGACGTTCAAAAAGAACTACACAGGCCAAGCCGCTTCGGCTACTACTGACACCATCTGCGTGTTACCTGCTGGCGCTCAAATCGTTGATATTTTTATCGACACCACTGTTGCGTTTACAGGATCAACCGCAGCCAACGTAAGCCTTGGTGATGGCACTACAGCCGCCTTGTACTGGGCTTCTACTGATGTAACTACCGCTGGTCGCGCTGCCGTTAGCAATGCTGCCGCTAAGTTGGGCGCATGGTGTGGTGCAGCATCTACTGCTTCTCCTAACGGTGTTGGCATTGGATCCACAGATGTGAAGATTGTTGCTACGATGACCCCTACGGTTGCCGCAGTGACCGCTGGTACTGTGCAGTACACCATCATGTATGTGGTTGCGAACTCTGACGGCGCTCAGTTTCCTGCCTCTGCTTAATTAATCTAAGGGGCTTCGGCCCCTTTTTAAAAGGAGATTAATTATGGCAACATCAGTTGTTTCTTCGGTCACACGCACTGGCACATACGAACCGTTTGACCTACAAGTAGGTCGTGGGCAAATTACAGGGCATAAGTCCGTTTTCTTGTTTGGTTACAGTGCGTCTATTACTAACGCTGCGTTTATCCCTGCGTGGGAAAACACCGCCGCGTACACTTACCCAGCTTCCGCTGTGGCGATGAGTATTGTTAGCACATCAGCTTCGGATACGGCAGTAGAAATTATTATTTACGGCCTTGATGCCAACTACAACCCGATTAATCAGACGGTCACTCTTAATGGCACAACGCCTGTTGTTACGACCACTTTGTTTTTCCGTGTAAACCAGTTGGACGTTTTGCCCAATAGCGTAAACCCAGTTGGTGTCATCACTGCTAAGAACAACAGTGTGACTTACGGGCAAATAGCGGTTGATACAGGGCAGAGTAACATGTCAGTCTATACCGTACCAGCGGGTTACACGCTGCATGGTACTCACGTTGCCGCGTGGTCTTCAA